AAGAGATGGACGCAGGAAAACCACAAAAGCAGGCTGTTGCAATTTCTCTAAAGGCTGCGCGTAAGGCCAAAAAGAAAAAGAAGAAGTAGCTAGTGGTGCTCTTCCGGCGCAAGTAAATGCTTCGCCATAATTTGTCTAGTTTTTAGCAACAATTCTGAGTCCGTCATGTTTGCAATTACTTCGTGCACATGACGCTCGCTGAACATCCCGATATTTTTACCAATCATTTCTAGGGATTTAAGTGCACCTGCGGTTGCTGCGCTATTTGTGCCGACATTGTCTAAACAGCGCTTGTACACTTCCAGGAGCTGGTCAATTACCCAGAATTGGTCGACTGCGATATGCTCAGAGCGCTGTTGCAATAGATCACGAATATACGAAACAATAAGTGGATTGCGCAGCATTCTCCATCCAGCTGAACTCTGTGCCTTGTGTCCGCCAGCTACACCTGCGCGTGCAGCCGCTGCGGTTGCATTAAAGTCTATAATATATTCTTCGCAAAATAGTTTTTCTTGTTCAGAAATTGTCGCAATCGTCCCGCTGAGTTTGTTATTTTTTGCCATATGGCTTCCAATTTAATAGTTGGTTGTGGTAATTCTTAATTAAGACAAGTTAAGGATAACTTATGGTTACAGATAATCAAGCTAAAACTATTTACAAGGAAGCCACTGAATCAGGGAGATCTATCAGTGATATCGCTAGATCTCTTGGCTTTGACCCGGTGGAAGCGCATAACGCGATCAATAAGTTGCGCCATTCGGAAGCTTCAGAAGTGGTTGAAGAAGCAAATAGCAGTATTGAAAATGTTATGGTGGCGGTGCGTAAACGGGGCCGTCCACCAGGAAGCACTGCCGCAAAAAAGGTGGTCGAAAAGGTATCTGGTGGGGGAAAAATCCACTGGGCAACCAAGGCCGCGGCCAAGCGCCGTCTGCTGCGCGAGTCTGCGGCTGCAGTTGCCACCCCTGCTCTCGGCATCACAGCAAGTTCACTGACTGCTGCCGTTCTGCATGCGTTTGCGAAGCATGCATCAGAAGCAAAAAGTGGCAATATGTCATATGCGGAGGCGGTTGGTATTGTGATGGGGGCTGTTGAGAAGTTAAGGTCGTGAAGGTGCACGCGTAGCTTTTAATTACGGGACAAGCGGACGCGTGCACTTTTTTACTCTCGTGGAGATAATTTGTCGGACAAAATAGACATATCTAAACTGCCAATTGAGTTTGTCGCTGCCCCTCCGAGCGCGCGCAACTACATCAAGTCAACCTGGCTGATGAGTAATCGCAAGTCGCGCTGGTACGAGGGCGTCGAGAGCTCTCTGTACTACAAGAAACATGGCGAATTGGTCGAGCATCTGATTGACACTCGCGCCGTGCGGGTGGCGCGGTGGACTGAGCACCCTGAGCAACTCTATGGCTGGATATGCTATGATGACATGACATCATCATGCGTGGTTCATTATTGTTACGTTGGCGCAAAATACAGGGGGATTGGCTTAGCGCGAGCCCTGTTACAGGAAGTCCCATCGTACCTCCAAGGGGAGCGCATCGTGGCTACACACTATTCACAGGTGGTGTCTCCGCATATAGAAAGAAAGTTCCACTTGGAACATAACCCATACTATCTACACGAGGTTTAGCCGCAATGAAGATTTCCAAGATTCAGTTTGTAAACAGGGACGCGTTTATTGGTCTGGCGTCGTCGACATTTATTCTGCCTGGCGACAAGGCGCGCGGCATTGAAGACATCTTCATCGACAAGGACGAAGATGCCGTGCGTGTTGTGCTGGCCAACGGGCAGCATGTGCTGATTCCTAAGTCTGCTGTGTACATTACATTTGATCCAGATGTCGCACCCGTTTCTGCGGCCAAGAAGACAGCCAAGCCTGTGTGAGAGCTCGTCTATCCAATGCAGAATCGCTTATTATGGCGGAGTATCTCCGTCGCTTCGGGAGCTTAAAAAATAGTAATGAGTGGTGCCCTCTTAAGCCGCATCCAAAGCAAAAAGAGTTTCTGGATATCACTGCACGAGAGGCCCTATATGGCGGCGCAGGTGGTGGTGGGAAGTCTGTCTGTCTGCTCATGATAGCTTTGGAGCATGTTGATAAACCACATTATAGGTGCCTTATTCTACGGCGCACCCTGCAAGCGCTCAACCAGCCCAAGGCTCTTATGGATATAGCCAATACGTGGCTTGGTAAAACTAACGCCCAGTGGAGCGCCAATGCTAAAACATGGACATTCCCATCTGGTGCAGTGATAAAATTTGGCTATTTGGACACAGACAGTGACTTGGTTAACTACCAGGGGCCAGCGTACCATACGATAATCTTTGACGAGCTCACGCAGTTCACAAAGCACCAATACTTGTCTCTTCTGGAGAGAAATCGTCGCGATGAGTGGGATACGATACCTCTCAAGATGCGCTCCGCAAGCAATCCTGGCGGCATTGGTCACGATTGGGTGCACGAAAGATTTGTGCTATCTGAAAGCCAAAAACGTGTCTATATTCCGGCAAAAATAGACGACAACCCGAGCCTAAATCGTGAAGAGTATAAAGAGACATTGTCTGAGTTGGACCCGATAAGAAAGATGCAAATCCTGGATGGCCTATGGGTGAAGGACGAAGCGACCATCGTAATGCCATACGACGACGAGCTCAACGGCATCAGTGAAATGCCAGCGCTTACCGACATCGAATACATTGTCAGTATAGACCTAGGAGCGTCGGAAGATAAAAAGACTACAGCATTCTCTCTGCTAGGGTTCTCTTACCGTCACCCGGGACTAGTTGTCGGTATAGAGTGCGATAAGTTTGCTGGGATGATACCATCAACAATGGCGACAAAGATTCGCGAGTACCAGGACAGATATAATGTCCTGAAGGTGGTGATGGATACAGGTGGACTTGGAGTTGGGTACGCTAACGAGATCCAGAAAAGATACGGTATACCTATTACTCCTGCGAAAAAATCAGATAGGCTAGGTTATATAAGACTTATGAAAGGTGACATGCAGCTGGGCCATATCAAGATTATACGCCAGACGAATCAGCCTCTTATTAAGGAGTTTGGTGAACTCACTTGGAAAGATGAGCGGCAGATTGAGATGGTTGCCAAAGATGGGTCCAGGACTCCATCAGACCACGCATTTGACTCATTTTTGTATGGATGGCGCGAGTGCCGTCACTGGCAAGCGGTCGCTGCGGAGAATATCCCTCTCCCGGGGACTGCTGAATATGCTGAGCGCGAGGCTCGCATCATGAAGGACGAGGCCCTGCGCAAGGCCATGCAAGACGAATCCACTGAACGCAGATTACAAGGACGTAGGAGATGACATGACAACATACAGTCCCTTAGGAAACAACGGTAGAACTTACGTCGGATTTTGGTTCGACGCTGAAGGTGTTGAAGCCTCTCGGCGCGTTTTTGAGACCGTTAGAACCCTACGCCATGAGCAAATCTATGTCGCTGAGCGCCAACGAATGGCCATGCAACTGTATGGCAATGTCATCATGCCAGGCATAACTGAAGGCTATGAGGCAGGATGGCAATTCGGTGGCTACAAAAGCAGCATTGGCCCATACGGCGTAAACATCGTTAAATCTATGGTGGATACTATACATGCGGAAATCATCAGCAACCGAGTCAAGGTACAAGTCATCACTGATGGCGGTTCATGGGATGGACAGCAGAAAGCGAAGCAGCAGACAAAATTCATTGCTGGTGTATTTGATGATGTGAAGATGACCCAAAAAACAGGGCCTCTGCAAGCGCTCCATGCGCTTATCTACGGCAGCGGATTCGTGAAGTGGTATGTAGACGAAGAAGGCCGCATTCAGGCATACAACACGTTGCCGATGAATATCGTGTTCGATGATGTCGAAGCAGCGAGCGGTTACACCTCGTCGATATTCGAAGAGCGCCTTGTTTCTAGGCACACGCTTGCAAAGGACTTCGAAGGTAACGACGAGGCCGCAGCGGCAATCATGTCGGCTCCAGAGGTCACATTTCCACAGAGGCCGCAGCGTAATGTGGGAGACTTGATTCGTGTCATTGAGACATGGCAACCGGCTTATGGAAAGTCAGATGGTAGGCGTGTGCTTGTGGTATCAGAGAACGCTCCTCCTATTGTGGATGAAGTCTGGAAGAACAAGAAGGCTCCATTTACGCATCTCAAGTTTGGTGAACGCTTGGATAGTATTCTTGGTAGCGGCGTTCCCGATATGATTTGCGGGCACCAGGAAGTTATCAACGACCTACGTGAAAAAATTAACGCGCAGATTATGGGAGCCTCACCGTTCGTCTGGACGATGACGGGATCCAAGCTCAAGGAGTGCCATATCAGCAACGAGCTCTGGCGCGTGATTGAGTCTGATGTCGCCCCGCAGCATATCGCGTTTGCGTCTGTGCCTCAGGACTTATTCAATCAGCTGCAGGCAGAGAAGAACGAAGCGATGGAAATGGTCGGTGTCAACCAGACTATGATGCATGGAGAGATTCCTGCTGGATTGTCAAGTGGACGCGCGCAGCTTGTGTATAATGATACGCGCTCTAAGCGGTTCACCAAGTTCATGCAGGCGTATGAGAACATGCATACGGATTCTGCTGATACGCTTATCGATATCTTCGAAGACCTCGCTGATGCCGGTGCTGGATATGAGACGGGCTATCGCGGTGACGATGGCTTAGAGAAGATTAACTACAAGGAGATTCGTCTCCCCAGGGATGCTTTCTATATTCGCAAGTACCCGTCAAACTTCCTGTCCGACACGTCAGCGGGACGCATCCAGCAGATTGAGTATCTCGCAAATATTTCTCCAGAACTTAAGCCATACCTTGTTGGTCTGATTCAGAACCCAGATGTTGAGTTCGCTACGTCGCGCCTGTCAGTGCAGACGTCATCGGCGCAGCGCATCGCTGAGAAGTTGCTGACGACCGACACGGAAGTGTTCGACTGTCCGCCAATACCTGAAATGAATCTGCAACAGGCTTCTGAGATTATGAAGAATTACATAGTTGATGCGACGTCGCGCAATGTTCCTGATGAGCGAATTCAGAAGTGCAGAGATTGGCTGCGACTGGCGACAGACATGCTTAATGCGGCTTCTCCGCAGGAAGTGCCTCAACAGACGCCTCCCAGCGAGCCGATGGGGATGGAGACCGGGATGCCGCCGGCAGCGCCAAGCGAATCACCAGTAATGCAATAATTTTAATCCACAACAAAGGATGACTTATGTCTCTAGTCCAAGATCTTGAAACAGGCTTCAACCCGATGAGCGATATGGCAGAGAGCGTTAGCATATCGGAGCCCGATGAAGTTCCTCCCGTAGATGGCGATCCGGAGGATGTGGCCGCGGAGCCTGCTGCCACTGCTACAGATGTGGCTATTGCCATAGAAAAGCCTGCAGAACCTATTTTTAAAACAGAAGCTCAGCCGGACAAATGGGTCAAGCAGTTTGAAAAGCTCAGTCAAAAAGAGCTGGAGCTGCGCAACAAGGAGAAGGAACTCGCTGCACGCGCGGCGGATATTGAAGAGGCGCTTGCGCTGCGAGAACTTGCCAAAAAAGATAAAATTGGGGCGTTCAAAAAGCTCGGTGTCAGCGTCGATGATGTCCTAAAGGACCACCTTAATAATGGCAATCCGGACCCAAGTGATAGAATTGCAGCACTCGAGGCAAAAATTGCGCAATTAGAAGGCGCGACGACAAAAGTCAGTAAGAATACAGAGGAAGCCCAACTCGCTTATTTCAACGATATTGGCAATCGCTGGGACAGAGATTTCGAAAACCTTTTAGAGCAAGAAGATTATAAGTTTGTAAAAAATATTCCTGGTAAAATACAACAAATACAAAATGGAGTAGTTGGGTATTTTAACGAAACCAAAAAACTATTGCCACCCAAGCAAGCCCTTGATATTGTTGTGAAAGAGCTGCGTGAGAATTATGAAGCATTACATAAGCACTTATCTCCGCAGCCTGCACCGGTACCCACAGAACCGGTAGCTAAAACAAGCGGGCCCAAGACCTTGACACCGAAAATGAACGCTATGCCGCGATACTCGTATCCTTCGGATGCGCAAGAAGAATTCGCGGAGCTCATAGCCAAACACACCAGGCGTTAACCTCTTAGAGGGCGCCTGAAGGGGCTCTCTCATGGCAACTCCTCAAACGATTGCGACTTACAACAAGATTCTCAAAGAGTGGTACGACGGTCAACGGGCAATGCAACTGGTTCTCTCTGAGAGCCCGATGCTCGCTATGTTGGCTAAGACCAAGATGGGCGGCAAGTATAAGCCGCTCCCGATGATTGATAGCTACACTCCTGGTGAAAGCGCTACATTCTCTGTTGCCGATGCTAATAAGGGTGGCGTCACTAGCGACTCGTTTCAGCTTACGACTGCGAATCACTATGCATTAGCGCAGATCGACCGTAAGCTGGCTCTTGCTTCTGAGGGTGTCGGTGCATTCCTCGATGCAGCAAAGGCCAATATCGACGGCTCGTTGAAGCAACTTAGCCGGGCTATTGCGATCCATGGCTACCGAGACGGATCCGGCGCCCGTGGGCGAGTTTCGTCTTATGCAGCTGGTGTGATTACGTTAACCCAGCGCTATGATGCTGTAAACTTCTCGAAAGGCCAGATTCTTAAGTTTAATGCTGTAAAAACTGGTTCACCTGGGACGATCGCGAATACAATCTTCACAGTCACAGGAGTTAATCCTGTAGCTGGTACATTGACGGGTGTGGTTACCGCCTTGACCGCAGACCCAGTGGCTAACCAGTATATCTATGCCGATGGTGACTATGACCAGGTCATCAAGGGATTGGATGCGTGGCTTCCCCAATCTGACCCGTCTGCAACGCTTTTCTTCAACGTAGACCGCAGCACAAACCCTGTGATGTTCGCCGGTGTCCGCTCCAACGGCACGGGCAAGTTGCGCTACGAAGCCCTCATTGACGGTGAGAGCGAAATCGGAGCAATCGGCGGAGGTAAGCCCAACGTGGCTTTCGTCCACCCTTCAGACTTCCGAGCCCTCAAGAAGGAACTTGAGCAACAGGTTATGCGTCCGAAAGAAATTACGCGAAACCTGCAAGTCATGAAGGATTCGAAGTATGTCATCAGCGTCTCGGGCATCGTGGTGCAAGGCGATTCCCGTGAGGTTGAAGTCTACTCTGACCGGTTCCAGCAGCCCAATGTGTGCCACATGCTCGAAACTGAGACCTGCGGAATCTCATACATCGGACCGTCGCTTACGCACTTTGTGGAGCGCGACTCGGATATGGGCATGTTGCTCGATGGCAACGCAGACAGTTATACGGTGCGTTGTATCTCGTATCCGCAAATTTACTCGTCTGCGCCTGGTCACAGTGGCGTTGTCTTTAACTTCGGCCTGTAAGAAAGGGAGACAACATGGCATCACGAGCCTACCAACTATTGAGGATTCTTGGAGTAGGGAGAGCGGTTATTGCGGGGAGATTCTTCCCCCTTGATACGGTAACCCCTGTTAATGCGAACAATAAGGGTAAAGGGTACACTGTAGCCAGAACCGGTCAGGGAATATATCTTATTACTCTTGACGATAAATATCGTGAGCTTATCCATTTTGGGGCTACGGTTCAGACAACGCTTGCTACATCATGGACGGCATCGTTTGGGGTATATACGGTTCCGACCACGCCGGCGCCTGCGACAATTGAGCTCCGTACCAGACAAGGAGGAACTCTTGCCGATCTTACCGCAGGGGCTGATAATAGCGTCGCGTTTTGGCTAACGTTCAGCAACTCTTCAGTGGTATTTTAAGGGGGACTCATGAAAGGCATGGCTATTCTGCTTTCAAAAGGTCAACCACAAGGCCACGATGATGAATCCTCCGAAGGAGAAGAGGAGTCATCTGTGGCAGATTCTGAAGAGTTTACGCAGATGTTCGACGCGTTCACTGAGGCCCTTGGGGTAACTCCCAAAGATCCCGAGGCTGCACGCGGTAGATTGTCTGCATTGTTCGGCATCTGGTGCTCACAGAAAGGCTACTAGGAAATGACAGCGGCGACCCTGCAATCCCTGCGCGATAGAGCAAAGCGTCGGGCCGATATGGCCGCCACTGCCACGTCCAGTAGTCCAACATTCGTCACTGATGCTGAGTGGAATGACTACATAAACAGCGGCGGTGGGGAGCTTCACGACATCATTATCGAGGCAGACCCCACCGCCATTGTTAAATCCACAACTGTTACGACAGTCGCGAATCAGACCATTTACAATCTTCCTAGCGACTTTTACAAAGTCTCAGCGTTCTTCCAGGGGACAGGTCCTACTAACTTTCTTGATTTAGATAGTATGTCGGCACACGATCTCGCTAACTTTAACATCTACGCTGTTGATTATTTCAACAGGACACGTGGAAGCTCACCATACAAATACTACGTCGAGGGTTTGACTGTTGAGTTCAGGCCAATCCCTAATGGGCAGGTGTTTCTGCTCAAATATATTCCGCAGTTTGTCCGCCTAAATGACGACTTATCACCTGTGGATTACCCCGCAGTGAATGGGTGGGACGAATACATTGTCGTAACTGCTGCCATGAAGGCGCTCATGAAAGAGGGCACTGATGTGAGCACTCTCGAGGCAGAGCGTCAGCGTATCGAGATGCGCATACGTAGAATGGCAGCCAATAAGGACAACTTTTCTCCGCGGCGTATCCGTGATGTTTACGGGTCAACACGGTCATTCTACCGGTACTTCCTACCACAGAGGTGATGCGTGGCGGACCTTGTCTCGATAGCTCTCGATACTCTGTATAGAACGTCTCCGACTGCTATACCTAGTTGGTCTACAGATAGCTGGCCAGTACAGACTATCAATGCGGCGCATGGCGAAACGCATCGTGTCTATGTGCCAAATCTTACTCAGATTACGAGATCGTTCAGTCACTATGCGACGATTGAACATTTCGCTATATTCAATCTGCATGC